CAAATAACTTTAGATTTCCAAAAGATGATGCAAATAAAACTAGATATTTAACTAATATAAAAATTATTCAGTATGATGAATTTATAAAACAAATTTTTGCCGTTGAATTGATTGATGCTTTTCCTGTTGGAATTGCAGCACAATCATTAAATTGGAGTGAAGAAAATTTTCATAGACTTTCAGTTCAGTTTTCTTATCAGAGATATAGACCAATTTACACCGGAACATATGATTTAGCAGCTGCGGCGGCCGCATTGTTCGGCACAGCTGCAGCAAGAGCTTTACCAATTGGTCGTGCCTTTTAAAAATTAACATAGCGAGGATATTATGTCTTTACCAAAAATTGATGTGCCTGTATTTGAAACAAATTTAATTTCAACTGGAAAATCTGTTCGATTTAGACCATTTCTTGTAAAAGAACAAAAACTTTTTTTAATGGCTGCACAATCTGATGATGCAAAAGATGTGACTAATGCAATTAAACAAGTTCTAAAGAATTGTATATTAGATGATAAGGTTGATGTTGATAAACTACCAACTTTTGATTTAGAAAATTTGTTTTTAAATCTTAGAGCTAGATCAGTTGGTGAAATAGCAAATCTTCGTTATACTTGTAATAACATAGTAAAAGATGACGAAGGAAAAGATAAGAGTTGTGGAGGTTTGGTAAAAGTTGATGTAAATTTATTAGAGATTGCACCAACAAAAAATTCAAACCACACAGATAAAATTGCATTGTCTGACAAGTTAGGTGTTTGTATGAAATATCCAAATTTTGATATGATTGACAAATTAAACAAAAAAGATAATGTTGATATTTTAAACTTAATTGCAAGTTGTATTGATTATGTTTATGATGACGAAAAAGTTTATTATGCTAAAGATGTAGGCGAAAAAGAAATGATTGATTTTATTGAAAACCTTCAACAAGTTGATTTAGAAAAAATTCAGAAGTTTTTTGAAACTATGCCTAAATTGACTAAAGACTTTGATTTTAAATGTCCAAAATGTGGGTACGGAGAAAAGGTTACAATTGAAGGAGTACAAAATTTTTTCGCATAAGTCTTTCTCACGAAAGTTTGGAGAATTATTTCCAAACTAATTTTTCGTTGATGCAACACCACAAATATAGTTTGACTGAGTTGGATAATATGATGCCGTGGGAAAGACAGTTATATGTTGATATGTTAATAAAATATCTTGAAGAAGAAAATGAAAAAATAAAATTACAAAGAAATAAAAAATAAATGGCAAAATCAAGATTAGCCGAAATATATCGGTCAGAAAAACAAAAAGGCGGTGGTGTTTTTTCTACTGTTGGCAAAGGAACATTAGAAAAAATAGACCCACGGCAACTGTTTAACCAACGGGGGTTTTTAGCAGCTGCACTTCCATCACTTTTTAAAGCTTATTCAGCAACATCAAGATCATCAAGTAAATCAGCAAGTGCAGTTACTCCTTCTTTTTCTAGTGCCTCAACCGATTTAAAATTTGATATTTTAATAGGTACAATGTCGGATGTAAAAAGAGATACAGCAATTTTCACTAAAAATTCTATGTCGTTGCCAGGTATAGCATACGATATGAATATAATGAAACAAAACTTTGCGAAGTTTATTAAAATTCATGGCATAAAAGGTGCAAAAAAAGGTGATGCACACTTCGTAAAAGTTGGAAAAAGAGAAAGTAACTACAAATCTCAATTTAAAAAAACAAGTGGATCACCATCAGGAACTGCTGGTGCTTCTGGTGGCTCAGCCGGCGGAGGCCTAGGTGGTCTACTTGGTTCAGGTTTAGGTTTAGCCGCTTTAGGTGCAGGTATTGGAGGTTTTCTCGCTGCCTTAGCTGCTGGTGGAGCAGCAGCACAATCACTAGGTGGCGGCGAAGGAATAAAAAATCTATTAGTTAATTTAGCAGAAGGTCTTAGTGCATTTAGTGGTCAAGGATTGCTTGCACTAGGTGCTTTACTTGGTACTGGAATGCTATTTGGTGCCTATGCTGGTGCGGGTAATGCTGTCAAAGGTGGAATTGGTATTGCTGCGATTGGTGTTGGTATTGGCGGTTTTATGGCAGGTCTATCTGCTGGCGGAGCTTTGTCCGAAATGATTGGTGGTTCTGCTGGTGTTCGTGATATGTTGGTTAATTTAGCAGAAGGTCTTAGTGCATTTAATAGTCAATCATTAGTAGCAATGGGTGCTCTATTAGCTCCAGGAATGTTATTTGGTGCTGTTGGCGGAGTTGGTGCAGCTGCTGGTGCTGCATTTGGAATTGCAGCTGTTGGTTTAGGTATTAGTGCATTTCTAGTAGCTTTAAGTGGTGGTGCAAAAGTTATTGATATGTTTGGTGGCGCTGAACCATTGAGAAATTTATTTGTAAATCTTGCTGGAGGGTTATCATCTTTTAGTAATATAAGTGGAACTAATCTTCTTGCTATTGCTACAGCTTTACCTGTTCTTGCTGCCAGCATGGTAGCTTTTCTTGGTGCAGAAGGTTTAGGGAAATTAGCTGGCTTCTTTAAATCGGCTGGTGCATCTGTTTTAAGTTTTTTTGGCATCAAAACTGATGGCAGTTCCACAAAAGAACCCTCAATATTTGAAAAAATTGCATCATCATTAATGCCGTTACAATCAATTAACGGCGAAAATCTTTCTAAGGTTGGCCAAGGATTAAAAGACTTAGCATCAGGTATGTTAGGTCTTGCTCAGTTAGATGCAAAAGGTGCTCAGAGAGCAGAAAATGCGGCTGCAGCGGCAGGCAGAGCCGTAGGTAAAACTGGTGCTGGAGGAATGGGAGCAACATCAACTTCACCAACACCGGCTGGCCCATCTGGTTCTACAGCACCAACTCCTGCACCACAAACTGGCGGTGTTAGTGATCAATTAGTTGCTTTTGTTAAAAAGAAAGAAGGTTTCTCCGCTAAAGCTTTTTGGGATCACAAACAATACAGTATTGGTTATGGTACAAAAGCTAATAGTGCAACTGAGGTGATTGATGAAGCTGAAGCAGATAGAAGATTAAGAGAACATTTGGAAAAAACACAGAAGATTGTATCGGATTTTGGCTCTCAAAAAGGATACAATTGGAATCAAAATCAAATTGATGCACTTTCTTCTTTTGCTTATAATTTAGGTCCAGGTGCTTTAAATCAAGTAACTGCAGGCGGAACAAGAACAAATGAACAAATAGCTGAAGCGATTATAAAATACAATAAAGCAAGTGGTCAAGTTAGTGCAGGTTTAACATCCAGAAGAAACGAAGAATTAGCAATGTTTACTTCAGGAGGCGGATCGCCATCTTATGCTGGTGGAAAATCAGGTAGTGGTGAAATGGTAGCAGCAGTTTCTACGGCTGTTGCAGATGGAAAATCTTCTTCAGGCGGCGGAAATACTAATGTTGTTAATAATACGACAAATAATAATTCTAGTCAATCTGGCGGCGGTGGATCAAATCAAGTGGCTGCGGTATATGACCAAGAACTTGCAGGCGCTATGTTAGCAACTATGTCGGCATAAAAAACCCCGGCCGAAGCCGGGGTAGCACTTGCATGGCATGGGTTAAGAATCAGTTAGATTCCGCAAGGGATTTGAAATAATCTAAATCTTCATCATCTTCACCAACAGATTTGTCAATGATAGATGTGTCAGTTTCAGCAACAGTATCAGCTGCTTTAGATTTAATTGCAGGTGCAGCGCCATCAAAACCTAATGCTTTGTCCAATCTTTGTTTCAACTGGTCATAGGATTTGAAGTTCTTACGCTCGAGGAACTCTTTCAAACCAAACTCTGATTTCCAAAGTGCCTCAAGTTTTTCATCATCACCATCATAGAGTGCCGATTTCTCAGCAAACTCTGATTTATCATAATTACGATAACCCTCAACATTACGAATTTTCAATTTGAAGTTGGCGCCTTCCCACAAATCGAATGGGTTAATTGGTGTTTCATCAGCAAATTCAGGATTCATAGCCTCTGTAATCTTATCAAATATTTTCTTGCCAAACTTAAACAGTTTAATTTGGCCTTCATTTGATTTATTTGCTGGATCAGAAATCACAAGAATGTTGGCAACATAAGATAGTTTACGCTTTTGCTTTCGTGCAATATCTTTGTTGGCTTCAATGCCAGAATTCCATAATGTATTGTTGTGCTCACAAACTGGACATTTTTCATTTAAAGTTGTCAAGCAATTATCAATCAACCAACCGCCAGGTCCCTGAAATCCGTGTGAGAATACACGAACCCATGGCAGAGCATCATCGCCATCGGCCTGAGGTGCAGGTAGAAAACGAACAATAGCCATACCATTACCAGCTTTATCTACTTCAGGTTGCCAAAAACGATTGTCGTCTTTAGAACCGGCTTCGCCAGATTGATTTGTTGCTTCGATTGCTTTAGTGAGTTTAGAGAGGTCAGAACGACCACGCTTTAGATTTGCAAAACTACTCATAGTATTTCCTTTCGTATAACGGAGTATAAATTAGTATAAACGTCTTATCCACAAAATCATATTATATCATTTATTTAGTAGCAAGTCAAGCTTTTTCAAAGTTTCTTTTACATCTTTGTGAAGTATGCCATGGCCGCCAGCTTGTGTGAAATACCGAATCACATCTTCTGTATCATCGATAATCACCGTTTCAGGTGTGGCATATTCAGCTTTCTTTTTACGACCTGTAACAATATTGGCTTTATAATTGATGCCGTGCTTACGCAACCATTTAATCTTTTGGGCGGTAACTTCACCATGAAATTTCTCGCCGCCTGAAGAAGAAAGAATTTCAACTGGCAATTTGGTATTTCTGACCGCATTAATTATTTCGTGGCCGCCAGGAAACCAATCCAATTTCTCAAATCCTTTTTTATGAATAATGAAATCTTCCCAATCACCAGACCATTGTTTACGATCACGCTTTGCTAGAGATAATGCACCATAATATTCTGTAAACTTCTTTTCAAAGTCACAAATAACACCATCCATATCTAAGTAAATTTTCTTTATCATTTTTGTGTAACTTTTTTCAATATCAATTTATATTTTGTATCATCTTGTGGTAAAAATGGCATTAGTTTTCGCACCTTCATCTGAAATGTGGGCCAACGAATTGTATCGGTGATTTGTTTTGACCAACTACCCATAAAAGGAAGTATTCTAGCCATCATCGCAAAGCTTTCAATATGAATTTCCTTGCGAAATGTTTTGGTGAGAAGAACGGGATAATCACCATCAATCACTTTTAACACCATATTTGGATCATCACTTCCGTCAAATATCTCCTTGCAATCATTCTCAAAGATATACGAAAACGATTGAAGCACCTTCTGGTGACTGCGAAAATTCACTTCAGCATCTTCTGTTAACAAATCACCCACCCACAAATTGTCTTTCACCATCAGATTAGCAACAATGAATGTAATTAATTCATCTCGGTTACTAAGCTTGCGTGATAACTTATAGAAATGATATTTGTCTTTACGATTCTCAAAAGCCGTGATACTTATGTTTGTCTTGCCATTATATTTGAAGAAATCATAACTATCTTTAGCGAAATGTAGTTTGAGAGATTCGTAAAGACCGAATGCCTCATAACCTGTCATATTGGTAATCTATTCCCTTTTTCTTTCAACAGATTCAAATCAAGCGCATCATTAGCCAACTTAGATTTGAGATTGGAATTAACTAGCGATGCAGCCACTTCAATTTCTAAACCAGTTTTTTTACAATACTCTACTATGGCTTCTATGTAATTCAAATCAGTATTTGCTACCATACCATCAATAGCTCTGGCGAATTTAACCATTTCATCTTTTGTAGGCATTACTCACCACTCGCAAAAATAACTTTAGCGCCACCTAATGTTCCAGGCATTTCCATTTTAAATGGCCAATTATTTTGTGGTATTTCAGAAAAATCAAATTTATCGTCTGATTTAATATCATCATCATACGGCACAATATCTAATGTACCACGAAAATAAAATCCACAACCACGCAAAAACATTTCAAATTCATTTAACAGTTGATCTAAAGTTTCAGCTTCAAATTCTACTGTTCGTTTTGCATCGACAGAGCTAGCAAACGGCATCGCTTCTTCTTGGCATACAAAAGTAAATTTAGACATAATATAGTTCCTTTTCAATTAATCTTTACTGCGTTTAGATGTTGACTGCGGTGCTACTGGATGAGATTGTGCTGATGATGCATATGCTACACAGATAATATCATCACTCTTTGCATATGAACACCGAACAGACAAAGGATCAATCCCTTTTGCTATAGCGTTATTCATATTGCCCGCCATCAAACTACGATCATGTATGTGATACCAACCAATACAGATAGTTGCGGTCAGAAATAATAATGTAACACATATTGCTACAACATTATCTCCTTGAATTACTTTGGTTAACTTGTCCACTTTAAATCCTTTCTGATATAAAAAATGTGACGACCAATTTTAGTTAAGTATTCCATGTTTTTCCATTTTGGATTTACATAGTCGGCATGATAAAACAAGGCACCTTTTGATGGGTCTTCCAACTTGTCATAGTTGGCATACACATACACGGCCAAGTCCTTAACATCATTATACACCATTTCTGATCTGCCTGTCAAGCTTCTTGTTGTATTTTCGCAATACCAAGTAAACTGGCAAACTCCTTTAAATTTTTGTTTTACAACACCACAAATATCATCTTCAAAATGGCCTGATTTTACCCGATTTATGGTAACAAATGCTACTGCTAATTGTCCTTTCTCAGGTTCATATCCTGCCTCATAGTAAATGTTTTGGGCAAGACATTCTACTTGTGTTTTAGCATCAGATGACATAAAATTGTAATATGCTTTATATGGCAAAGTTACAATGTTTGTTACTGTAAGTGCGGTAAATCCTATAGTTAATGCAATCAAACTAATTGTGAAAAGCACAATTGCTCTTTTCATTACTTCTCCTTAAAAGTTGGAGGATGGCCGAAACCATCCTTTTCCCATCAGGTAGATTTTTTAGTTGTTGTTGGTTTATCTACGGTTATGTTGGAAACGAAATTATTGAGTGTTGCTGCTTTAGCAATAACTTCTGATTCGTTTGGGAATGGTGGGTACCCTGGATGTTTCGGTGGGTCCTCACCTTTGAGTTTGGCAGTATCACAATCTACTGCCCATTGATTGGCGATTTTTTCACGGTTACCATAATAATCGTCATTGAGCATATCTCTCGCCATTTTGAGTAGCTCAAGCCGTATTTCAAAAGGTGTCATATTTGACATAATAATTCTCCTGTGTGTTTGTGTGTCACCAGCTAATGTGTGTATGCTGGTTACTTATTTAGTCAATTTTAATCCCAAAGCCCACGATAATACTTACCAAATAAACGAAAACCATTGGCCATTCTAGTTTCGTGTCTTTTTAGGCCTTCTTTATCATAACCATTGACAAAAAACTGTTCATCTGTATCATTAACCAATTGTTCAAAGGTCCAAATCATTTCATTCATTACCCAGTCCCAGCGAGCAGAACCTAAATCCTCAAATTGTTTATCCTGATACCAATCAAAACATTTTTGATCTGACCATTCTTCGTGAGAATTAAAACGCATTTCTTTAGGTACATCTTCTAAATCGACAAGATGATACCCATGATTTGTTTCTTTGAGTTGCTTGAGCATTGGCAGAATAATATATGCCAATGTATAATCCATTGACCAAGTATCCCACCTATCAATCTT